CGATTGTTTACCGCTGTATTATAAGCGTCTATTTCAGATTCTGAGAGGTTGTCTCCAGCCCAATCGATCATTGCTTTGTAAGCGTCTTCTCCCCCGACAGAATCATACACTCTGGTCTGAGACTGTTCGACAATCTGCTGCTGTCCTTCGATGTAACTATCGACAAGTTGTCTTGGAATTCCTGCTTGTTCTAACCTGTCGTAACTTTCTGGAGCGAGTTCTCCTGTCTGCGCCCACTCATCTGAAAGCGCATCGAAGTCTAAATTAGCTTGTTCAACAGTTTGCCTAGCTTGTTCTGTCTCAGTCGGCTGTGGCTGTGCCTGTTGTGGTTGTTGTGACTGCCTTCTTTCAAGCTCGCTATAGGCTTTTGCCAAATCTTCGGGTGACTTGAATTTCTCTGGCAACCATTCGGGGCGTGATTGATCATCTCCACTGCTCTGATTATCGCCATCGACATCAATGCCCATATCCTTTGCTTGTTGCTCTAAAGACGGTCCCGTTGTCTCTTCTTCAGTTACTGCCGCCGTCACTTGTTCGACCATATTTATTTATTGTCCCATTGCATTTTGCACTTCTGCTACAATAGCTTGTGCGCTTTCTGGATCAGTGTTTTGTGCAACTTCTGACGCTGCATTTATTGCTGGACCTGTCCCACCTGAGATCGCCTTGCCAGCCATGTCCATCATGCCTTGCTGTTGCATTTGTTCTTCTTGTGCTTGCTGTGCTGCCATCTGTTCTTGCTCAAGCTGTTCAGCAGATTTGACAAGCCCGTCCATATCGATACCGAGTGATGTCCCTCGCCGTTTAATGTAATCGGAGACGTTTAAGTGTTGGGCGAGGACTTCCGGTGGCAGTGCTTGCAACCCTGTTAAAAACATATCTAGTCGTTCTAGATCGTGGCCTCTTCCGAGCGCCTCTAGTCCCGTGACGATTGCTGGCTTAACGACACCTTTTGGCAATGACGGCAACTTACGCTGTTTCGTCATCCTATCGATAATTCGATTTACCAGAGGGAGTTGGAACTCTTCTGACATGAGGGAGAAAGTTCCGCCCAACGCATCATCCAGTTCTTGGGACATGCGTCTGATCTCGGTTGCGGTGACACGCTCGCCGTCTCTTTGAACTGCCGTGTTCATCAAGAAGATAAACGACAACCTTTGGGTTATGTCGTTCATTGTCTCGCGGGCAACCCGCATGTCATTGTACTTCTCGGTTTGAAGTGTCGTTACCTCGTTGGCATTGCCACTGACAATTGCACCGTTAGGGGCTTCAGCAATGTCTCTTGCCCTCGTAGAACCATTTGGATTCACAAGGAAAACTACTTTAGCAGACGCCGCTGTTGCTTCTAATATGGCCTTGCTGATGCCCTCAAGGCTGATTAAATCGCCTTTATATTCTTCAATGTAGCCTCTGCCGTAGTCTTCTGAATCAATAGCTGTCCAACGCAAAGGCAACATTGGACACTTGTCTAAAGGCCAAGACCCATCTGATCCTGGCACATGAATTCCATTAATTTCTTGATGTAATTTCCAGCGATTTCCATCTCTATACATAGCAGTGTAAACGTCTACACTTTGATCAAAAACATCTTTTTCTTCTGTTGGACTCTGAGTCTGTAAGACAATCTCTCGTATGTCATCGTCAAGAACCATTGGCGAAAGTTCTTCTTTTGTGATGATCCTGAGAGGGTTTCCGCTTGGATCGCGCTTAACGACATATCGACGTAAATCGAAGACTCTTGCACCTTCTTTCTTTGGAAAGTAGATCAAGACATTTCCAGCGACGATTAGCTGTTTAAGTGCTTCAAAAATTGGAGAGCGCAGATTTGTCGTCTCAAGCTCGGATTGAACTGATCTTTCAATTTTATTTAACGCTTCATCTACTTGCGCTCTAGCGCCTTCCTGTTGAGCTAACTCTTGAGCGGTGAAGTCATCGATGACAAACCGAAAGAATGGTGTGTTGGGGGGCAACAAACTTAGCAACAATTTAGAAGCAAGATTATTAACCCCCCTAGCACCGATACCCTGGTAAGGAGTCAGAAGTGTGGTTGTAGAGGAGTGACCGCTGTCGGGAACTAACGCAGGAATTGTCAGCTTTGCACATTCCCTTGCCCTGTCGAGATATGTTTCGCGTTCTGTTGCCAGCTTTTCATACTGACTCGCGCAAGTTCCATCGCCGTACATTTTTTATCCTTACGCAATATTTAACGGAGAAGTTTTCTTCGTTGCTTCGGGCGCTGTTGAAGGTGCTGATGACTGTGTTTTACGCTTAGGTGCTGACGGGTCTTTTGTTTCCCGCTTGACTGGCACCTTGTCTAAGTAGGCGTAAGTTGTGTCAGTTCTTGGCTGTTCTTGTCTTGGCTGTTGCTGGGCGCCACCTCCGCCAAAGCACATTAAGTTGGAGTGTTAACGCCAGAGCCACCAGAGGCGTTTCCAGGCTTGTTTATGGAAAGAGGCGTTTGGTACTTCTTCGTTCCAATCGACTTCTTTTTCTGTTTTTTTGCCGTGGTCTGATCTTCAGCACGCTCAGGAACGATCTGTTCTAGTACCGGAGGTGGGCTGGGGGGCGGTGGCGGTGCGGGTGGTGGTGGCGGGGCGCTTGGACTAGAACCACACATTGAGGGCTATCCTTCTATACGTTTAATATGTTGTCTTCTTGATCTTCTTTGACTCTTTGAAGATGTTTAACGACTAGTGAAGCCCCAGTGTCTGTCCAAATTTTTCGGTCAGAATCTGAAATATTCGGACACTGATCGGGGAACTTGATCAACAAATAATCAATAAGTTCCTGCGAGATTAGAGGTGCTTCCATCAGTTTTTCCTTCTAATATGGACTTGAAGACAAAAAAATGGGGGAAATTAATCCCCCAATAAGTATTATAATAGGTTTCGTTTAATTATTTGGACGCATACTGTTTTCTCCAGAGATAAGTATTTAACTTGGAGACTGTCTTAGAAGACCACTTTAAAAATTTACTATTCCAAAACCAATGATTGTATCTAACTGACATGGTAAACTCACTGTGTTTTATAGAATTTGTGACGACCTATTTGAGACACTAGTTTAAATTTCTTAGCCCAAAATGGATCAACATACGTCGCATGGTAATGGGTGGCTTGGATAACGCTGCGAACAGCCAGACCATCCATAACAAGATCACTTATGTTGACAGACATCTCTAAAGCAATTGGATCGACAAACTGCCATTCTAATTTTCCATCACAGTAATAGGAAAAAGCACATTTGTTTCTGATTATCTTTCCTTTCCACAACTTTGCATCGTGGACTACTTCGCAAATTGTAGAGGGAAACTTAGGGCTTGAGACACGATTAAGTATTACATTAGCGACAGCGACTTGACCAAGAAACGATTCGCCCCGCGCTTCGTGGTAGACTGCTTCTACAAGACAGCCTTTCTCATTCGCTTTTGCTGAACAAATAACAATGAACGATAAGACTACAAGCAAAACTAATCGCATTGTTTTTGTCCTGTAGCTGGATCGATGTAACAAGCTTCTGCTTTAGGTTCTTCTTCCTTTACCTCATTTAAAATTCCGTATCTTTTACCCGCCGCTCTGAATGTCGTAATACCTCGACACCCTTTTTTCCAAGCAGTTAAGTACAGATTTTTAAAGTCGTCATAGGAAACATCAGCACCCACATTGCAAGTTTTTGAGACAGCACTATCAATATATTTACTACACAATGCCAAAACAGAGACATGATCTTCAGCCGAGATTTCATTAGCTGTGCGGCCATTTACACCCTGTCGATACGCATAGTCCTCAACTCGTTCAACAGTGTGACCATCAAAGTTTTGAATTGTCCTGTCATAAAACAACGAGTACGGAGGTTCGATGCCACTGCTGACGTTATCCGCTGTTAATGAAATCGTGCCTGTTGGCGCTATACTTGTTAAATGAGAATTGCGTATGCCCTGTTGAGCAATCTTGTCTCTAAGGCTTTGAGGCAGAGTCTTGATAAATCCTGACTGTAAATATTTTTCCTTGTCAAAAAGTGGGAAGCTCCCTTTTTCGACAGCCAAATCAGCACTGGCGGAGTAGGCATAGTCCCTCAGTTCTCGCATAACTTTTGAGGTAAACCGCATGAACTCTGGGGAAGCATATTTATAGCCACACATCTCAGCGGCATTAGCCAGCCCGGTAATTCCAAGCCCCATTCTTCGTTTAGATTTCGCTTCTTCTTCTTGCTCTCGCAAAGGGTAAGTCGTCCGGTCAATCACATTGTCCATGCTTCTGACCACGGTAAAAATGTCAGACTGGTAAGTGTTAAAATCAAACCGCCCATCATTTACATATTTTGTTAGGTTGAAACTCCCCAGGAGACATGCGCCATAGGGAGGTAACGGCTGTTCTCCACAAGGGTTCGTAGCTTCTATGGTTTCTGCATACCACAGGTTATTCATCTTATTTATGGTGTCGATGAACAAAACTCCTGGCTCTGCCCAATCCCAAGTGGATCGCATAATTTGATCCCACAGTGCTACAGGATCAATTTCCTCATACACTCGTCCTTCAAACGTCAACGGGAACGGTTTCTTTGCCTCTAGACATTTCATAAATTCGTCAGTCACACCGACAGAGATGTTAAATCCTGTAAGGAAATGTTCGTTATGCTTGCAGCTTAGAAATGTTTGAATGTCAGGGTGATCAATCCTCAAAACGCCCATTTGAGCGCCCCTGCGGTGTCCTGATGAAGCGATAGTTTGGCACACAGCATCGAAGATTTGCATGAATGAGACAGGGCCAGAGGCTTTGCTTTCAAGCGACTTAATCATTTCCCCGCGAGGACGAATGCGAGAGAAATCGTAACCAATTCCCCCGCCTCTCCTCATAGTTTCAGCAGCCTCTGCGGCTCGCCCCATAACGCTGTCCATTGAGTCTTCAATGATTCCACTGACGAAACAATTGTATGCTGTAGTCTGTCTGATGCTTCCCATAGCATTCTGAACACGCCCAGCAGGGAGAAATCTAAGATGCCGCAAAGCGTCTTTAAACTCTTCAAAGTGATCGGGACTGTCTTTAAGACTGTCAGCAATTCTAACAACCTTGGAATAAAAGTCTTCGCCCGTTTGCCTGTATTTTATTGAGTCAATCTCGTCACTTATAGGAAGCGACATTCCATAGTGTTGGTTGCTCCCCAGCATTATAAATCGACCTCTCCCTGCAATTGGTTGATACGCATCTCGGCATAACGAATAACCTTTTGTAGATCGGTTATCTCAGATGCATTTTTGTCTTTGTTTTGGTATTGTTTATGCCCAGCCCTAGTCGCGTATTTAATGATGTTTCCTCGCCAAAAGGACATGTCATTTCGCATGATGTAAGTGATTGGTTCTATCTTCCATCTTGCGTAATGCTTAGGGCATTCGATTATGTCTTCTTTTTCTTCTTCTTCTTCTGATACGTCATCTTCTGATAATCTCCTCATCATGTATTCGTAATATGGTTCGCGTTTTATGGATGCCATAGAACAGCTTCCCCCTCTTCAAAATTGTAATCTGTGTGACGGCAAATTCTGGCTACTTGAGCTTGAACAATCGCATCCGTTTCTCTTAATCCAACAGCCTTATAGGTATCTACGATTGCTGACCAAGGACTGTTACTATTATCTAATACGGACATTGCTTTCTTCGGCCCAATCCCAGGACACCCAAAGTAGTTGTCGGTACGATCACCACTTAATGTTTGTATAAAATGAAACTTGTCAGCTTCAGCTTCTGTTATCTCTTGAAATTGTTTTGTTTTAATATCGAAGTGTCGGCCTGGAATTTGTTTAAGGTCTTTGTCCTGTGAATAAATTACTTTTCGACCTTTTATTATTGAAGGGTGTGTAGCAAGGATGCCAATTACATCGTCACCTTCTAGAGAAGGCTTTTGAAATGACTCGTAACAATTATAAAGTTTATCCTTCAAACCTTTATAGGCAATTGGCTTGCGTATGTTGGAACGATTAGCTTTGTAACTGTCTAAAATTTTTTTCCTAAAATTTTCATTATCTGAAAAACAAAGAACTGCCGCATTACAATCGGTCTGTCTTTGAATTTGCGTTACTTGATTTGTTGCAATTAAAGTGAGTTCATCAATATCTGCCCATGCAACTACGGTATCTTCTGAAAAGTTTACAACCTGTTCTCCAGCCGCACTTACTTGATAAACTAGGATATCCGCATCTATTAAAACGGTTGCCATTAGTGCGTCTCCGCCCAATTGTT